GTTTTTTTTTCGCTCCGCGCGGTTTATATAAACATGCAGTACCCCGTTTATGCATGGACGACCACACAAAGTGCTGTTTATGCCGAATTAGAAAACGATATGTAGATCAGAAGATGCACACATGGGGCATTTGTGAGCGTTGTAGAGATAGAATAGATAAGGAGTGGGTATATTGAGCGATAATGGTACAGTAAAATGGACGAATAACTATTATCGAGTAGGATGGAAGGCCACTATCTGGGTATGTTATGAGTGTGGAGAGATGTTTGACGGAGATATATGCAGATCCTTTACTGGACAATGCTACAAATGTTATCCTAGACCTGATGAAATGACAGGCGAACCATTCGTAGGCTTATGGGAGGAAGAATAATGCCTACATGGAAAGAACTCGGTTTCCCATCTTCGAGGACAACTCAATGTATGGTTTGTCGACGTAATCGATTATGTTCAGCAACTAAAGTAGTTCGTAAAGGAAAGAATGCCGGAGGAATTGGTGTTGGATCTGTCTGGTGGACTTGTCATCAATGTTGGAAAGAGTATGGGTTGGTGGTATATTGCCCGTAATTGCGATCAGTGTGACTAAGATGGTTGCAGATTACTATAATTCTATGAAAAAGGGTACTAGGTCGAAGCATTTCTCAAATGTATTGGAGCGACATGTCCGTCTGTCGAGTAATATCGAATATGAGAGTATGTCATATCAACAATTAGAGACAGTGATCCAACAGAGAGAAGATTCTATCGAGAAATTACAGACAATAATTACCAATCTAAACGAGCAACTGCAAGCAAATCAAAAAGCAGCTCCTAAAAAATGGTATACATTTTGGTAATTAATTAGACAGATCTTGAGATTTACCTTTGATATTCTGAACTATTGATTCAGCCGGAGTAATTTCTACTTCTCTTAGATATACAATATAGTTGATTTTCTTAACTTGTCCTTCATAGTCATCCCCAGAACCAGCACTGACATAAATATTTAATTCGTCTTGAATTAAATGGTCCGGATCTATCCAATAATGTTCGTTTTCTACTGATTGACCAGCCGTTGTTAATGATTTACTTCCATAGTCTAAATTGACTAGAGTATTACCCCATGCAAATTGTCGATTATCTTCTGCATTGTTTACAATCTCAACATATGCTGTATCTACTATGTTACGATCAGTTGCGAGAAATGATTCTAACATTGCATGACCTTTGTAGCCACCTACTCCCCCTCTCCAATCTACGGGCCAAACTGCATATCCTTCAACCTTCCACGCTTTCTTTAGATCTAGAACGTTAGCATACTCTAAAATTGGTGTACCATTTACCGTGAACCCTGCATTTACTGTTACGTCTATGGACCCTCTAAGCGTTAATCTCTTTCTAGTCTCTTTCATTTTCTCGCCTTCCGTGTTGCTATATGAGCGCGTTTCATTAATTTTGAAACAGGAGTCTTTGGGTGTTTCTTCTTCAATTTCTTTAATTGGCGCCCAAATTCTTTTTGATATGCTGAAACTTTACGCTTTTTCTTTGGAGGCTGAACCAATGCTCTTGCTTTTCTTGATCTACCTGTTGAAGAGGACCGCACTCCTCTGCTAGGATCATCCGTACCAACTTGAGCACCATTCTGTTCGCTAACCCATAGAATGAAATCCCAAAATCCGGGAGGAACTGCTACCGTCATAAGCCTCCACCTACTGTTGAGATAGTGCTAAGGCCATTGCAGCAGCCTGAGTCATTGTTTCAACTGTGCATTCCATTGTTATAGAACAGTATACATTGCCATCAAATCCGCCCGAGGCAGCACCGCCAAGGAATATTTGATCTACCGCTACAAGGTAACCATTAGTCCACATTTGAGGCAATGAATCGAAATGATCGGAAACATATGATGGCATTCCACCATCTCCGTTAGAAATTATCTTGCCACTTGAGATCATTGCACGGTTAGAAGGCAATACTATGTCTGTTTGGCTTTGAGTTAAAAGTTGGAATTGAGCAGCAGCACCATTGAAAGGAGCAGTTCCGCTATGAGTTACCTCAGAGGTCCGACCTGTTGCGTCTGAAAAGGTAACGGCGATATTATGGATCCTAAGGACCGACTTACCTAATGCATCAACATATGCACCCAAATCAATACCGGTTTGTTGGTATGAATTGTCATGGTCACAGTTTAGGGTAGCGCGAATAAAGAAAGAATCAGATCTTGCCATACCTGCCCCACCCTCAATCCCAACTATAATCATTATTATGAACATTCTTATTAACAATCACCCTCACGGACACTTGTACATTCATAGCGTAGGCTATACTGCGTAAATGCTTTTTCTACGAAAAAGCGCGAAAAAACGAGTTTTTTTTTCGCTCCGCGCGGTTTATATAAACATGCAGTACCCCGTTTATGCATGGACGACCACACAAAGTGCTGTTTATGCCGAATTAGAAAACGATATGTAGATCAGAAGATGCACAC